TATGCAGGTACAGGTACGGGAATTCAATCATTAATGCAGTCATTTGGATTTGGTAATTATTCACCAGGTGTAAATTTTATGTTGATGCCTTTAAGTTTTGACATTCAAAAATTACAAGCAATTGAATTAAATGATACTATAAGAAAATCAGGATATCATTTCAATATAGAAGCTAATAGATATTTAAAATTATTTCCTATTCCTACTAGAGATTATACACTATGGTTTGAATATCAATTAAAATCAACCGCGAACAACCCAGTTAAAGACCCATCGCCGAGTCTTATTACAGACATATCTAACGTACCTTATACCAATCCAACTTACGCCTTTATAAATGAACCAGGGATACAATGGATTAGAAGATATACTTTAGCAATAGTTAAAGAAATGTTAGGAAGTGTAAGAGGTAAATATACAACTATCCCCATTCCTGGAGACACAACAACCTTAGATTATGTCCGATTATTAGCAGAAGCTAAGGAGGAAAAAGACAAATTAATTGCAGAATTAAAAGAATTATTATTAGAAACATCTAGATTAAAACAACTTGAAAGAAAAAATCAAGAAGCACAACAAACACAGGAAACTTACTATAAAGTACCTTACCATATTTATATAGGATAATGATAAAATTAAAAGATATATTAAATGAAGTATTAAATACTTTTCAAGTAGAAGCAGACATAATATCTGACAGAAAAGTTCCTATTACTAGTATATTAGACCAAATTAGAGGTTTATATAAAGTAACTATTGTAAATAATATTACACCAGAAGAATATCAACAAAAAGAAAATTTAGAATATACTAGGGTAAAAATTAAATTTGTTACAAGAACAGACCCTAAACAAGATATAGTACAATTTAGAGAAGATATGTTAACATCTGACATGTCTAAAACCGACTTAAGAATACCTGGTGTAAAATCAGTTAAATTTAAACCAGAAACAATAAAAAGACTATAATGGCATTATTTGGGGGTTCACGAGACATATCATTATTTCATACTGTAAATAGCGAGCTTTTAAAGGATATTATCCAAACAGAAATCGCTTATTATAAGTTTGCTTTAGAACAAACAACAGCTAATGTTTATGGTGAAGCCATGGGTAAAAATTATTTTGAACCCCTAAAAATAGCTTGTTTAATTGATAGAACAGACCAAGATTGGTCATCCGACGATTTTGGATCTGATGTAAACCAAGTTATAGATTTTAGGTTTTTAAAAGATGAACTTAAAAATATCAATTTAGTACCTGAAATAGGAGATTTATTGCTTTTTAAAAATAACTTTTATGAAGTTGATACTAGAATAGAAAACCAATTAGTACTGGGGAGAGATCCAGATTATGCTATATCAACAGAAACAACAGACTTTGGAGACAGTTTTTCTATTTTAATTAAAACACACATTTCAAGAGTAGAAAAATTAAATTTAATACCATTAAGAGGAGGAAAATATCCTACAACAGAAAAGTTAGATGGTGGAATAGCAAATTTATTAGGATAATATGGCAGACAATAAACAAATAAACCCAAGAAGACCTATACCTAACAGCCAATATGATCTTTTAAGAAATAACTTAAAATCAGGATTTGCAGATTCAGGTCAAAATGCTATGGAATTTCCTACTAAGGATTTTCCCAGCCCTGACAACAGAGCAAATACAAACAGAGGTAGAATAACTTCACGTAAAGACGACACAGTACAAGATGTTTCAATTGGTTTACAAGACCATGATGAGGCCATAATGTACTATTTTAATAATGTTATTAAGCCATCTGTTATTGTAAATGGTAATAGAACACCTGTTCCTGTAATTTATGGTTCCCCTGAAAGATGGAAGGGAGTTCAACGTGATGGGTATTTTAGAGATAAAGAAGGTAAACTTCAAACACCTCTTATTATGTTTAAAAGGGATAGTGTTGAAAAGAGACGAGACCTTGGAAACAAAATAGATGGTAATAGTCCACAATTACATTATACTTTTCAAGAAAAATATACTAAAAGAAATCAATATGATAACTTTTCAGTATTACAAAATAGGATACCACAAAGAGAATTTCACGCGGTAGTAGTACCTGATTATGTAAAACTAAATTACACTTGTATAATTTGGTGTGATTATGTAGCTCAAATGAATAAATTAATTGAAATGATTAATTACACATCAGATTCCTATTGGGGTGATAAAGAAAAATTTAAATTTAATGCTAAAATAGACACTTATAGTAACACAACAGAAATAGCTCAAGGAAATAATAGAATTGTAAAAACTAATTTTGGTTTAACCCTCCAAGGATATTTAGTACCAGACAGCATTAATAAAGAATTAACTAAAAAACCACAAAAATATTATAGTAAATCAACAATAATATTTAATGATGAATTAATAATAGAACCTACTGGCATTCCTATGACAAGAGAACAAGTTAGAGAAGCAACAGGAAAACAAGTCATAAAACAAACGGGAACAGGAACAGGTTACACAAAAGTTGGATCAAATAACACAATAACATAATGGCAAAGCAAAATAGAACAACATTAAAAGGGTATTTTGAAACAGGTGACACACCCTCACAGGCACAATATGCAGACTTAATAGATTCAAATGTAAATTTATCTGAAAATAATATAGGAGACGTTCAGATAACGGGTAATATAACTGCCTCAGGTGATATAAGTGCTTCAGGAACTATTTTTGCAGATAATTTTCAATCAACAGGGGGAGATGTAAATGGNATTTCATTTACAGATGATTTAAATTTAGNTGGTGATCTAACAGCTTCAGGTAATATAAGTTCAAGTGGAACAGTAGAAGCTTCAGCTTTTACCCTTAATGGAGTACCTGTAGGATCATCTACTGACACTTTTTGGAATTCAGGAAGTTCAGGAAAAATATTTTATAATGGTGGTAATGTTGGTATAGGAACTGCATCCCCCGGAGAAAAACTTACAGTAACAGGTAATATAAGTGCAAGTGGTATTATTACAGCAGAGGGTTTAGTAATATCTGATGACCTCTCTATAACAGATACTTTAACAGTAGGTACAATATTAAATGTTAATACAACACATATAACAGCCTCAGGTAATACAATATTAGGAAATGCTGTAGGAGACACTCATACATTTACGGGACACATTACAGCTTCTAATAACATAAGTGCAAGTAATATTATTTATGCTAATCAATTTTATGTAGACCACAAATTAGCACTTAGTGATAATGGATCTACTACAGGCCGTGTGTTTGGTGATACTAGTATAACAGGTATTCAAATAGGAAGAAATGGATCAGCTAATAGAAATATAGAATTACTTGGACCTGTAACAGCTTCTACTACTATAAGTGCAAGTGGTAATATTGAAGCTAGTACTTATAAAATACAAAACCACTCTCTTGCATCAATTACGGGAACCACAACAGCATTTGGATTTGAGAATAACACACCTATACAAATAGGTAAAAATTCCAATCCAACTAAAATTATAGGTCATATAACAGCCTCAGGTAATATAAGTTCAAGTGGTACAATAGTTGGTTCTAATTTAAGTGGTACAAACACAGGAGATGTTACTTTATCAGGAACTCCGGATTATATAACAATATCCAATCAAGTAATAACGAGAAATCAAATAGATTTAGCTAATGACGTTACGGGTATATTACCTTCAGCTAATTTAGATTCAGATACAGCCCACTTAACAACAGATCAAACTTTCTCAGGAAATAAAACATTTAGCACCTCAATAACAGCATCTAGAAATATAAGTTCAAGTGGAACTACAGGAACAAATCAATTTGGTGCACCTATAGTATTAGATAATAACAAATTTTTACAAAGTAAAAGACCAGATGGGACTATCAGCGATATGATTGGTTTCTCTAGTGGAGATTTTATAGACATTGGAACTACGAGTATTAATACTACTATTGATGCAGCATCACTTTTCTTACAAGGTGTAACTCAGATATCACTACAATCAAATGGCGGTTTAGTAACTTTAAAATCATCAGCAAACGCAACAGCAGTAGTTGTAAACACAATAGGAGGTCACATATCAGCATCAGGTAACATAAGTGCAAGTGGTAAGTTTATAGGAGCAGAAATATCAGCAAGCACAGCAGTAGGGGGATTAACCCTAACGGGCAATGTAACAGCCTCAGGAAATATAAGTTCAAGTGGAATTGGTACATTTGCTAGTTTAGACATAAGTGGTGATATTGATGTGGATGGAACAACTAATTTAGATGTAGTAGATATTGATGGAGCAGTTGACATGGCTTCTACTTTAGTAATTGCTAGCCATATAACAGCATCAGGTAATATAAGTTCAAGTGGAACTGTTACGGCAGCTGCAGCTGTTCTTACTACAGCAGACATTAATGGTGGTACTGTAGATGGAATTACAAGTTTAACAGCAGGAGGTGATTTAGATATAGGCGCCCATAAGTTAAGAGCAGAAACATTTCAATCAGATATAGCAACGGGAACAGCTCCTTTTACAGTAGCATCAACAACAACAGTAACTAATTTAGAAGCAGCTACAGTAGCTACAATTGCAGGTTTAGCCCCTAATACAGCAACTACCCAAGCAAC